GTATCAGAAGTCAGTTATGATAGATCAAGACCAGTCAGAATTGGAATTGACTTCAACTGTGAGCCTGAATGTGCAGTTTTATTTCAATTATACGAACAGCAACCCCAAATAAGAGTGTTTGATTGTATAGCCTTATCACATGGTGGTAGTGGTGATTTACTAACAGAAAGAATGGCACGTACAATTAGGCAGAAATACCCAAATAGTGAATATGTAGCATATCCTGATGCAACAGGAGTAAAAAGAGGAAGTTCAGCTATGTTTAGCGATATTGATTTACTTATGAAGTGTGGATTTAAAATCAAAGCATTGAAAACAAATCCTGCTGTTGTCGATAGAGTAAATGCAGTAAATAGAGCTTTAGATGGCAATCTCATAATAGACACAAAATGCAAAGCACTTATTGAGGACTTGGAAAAGGTATCTAATAAACAAGGTACTAGAGAAATTGATAAGAGCAACAAAGAACTTACACATATGAGTGATGCACTAGGATATGCAGTTCATTGGGAGAAACCAATCATCAAACAAACATTGGGGAGTATTAACAGAATATGATAAAATCAAGTGCAGAACTAGTTGTCTTAAATGCTAAATATGATGCTAGTCAGAAAAGAAAAAACAAGTGGA